TCGGTGTAGGTGGTGCTGTTGGATATAAAGCACAAAAAGATTTACAACCTTACATAAAACAGTTAAAGAGTAGTCCGGAAGATATGGACACACCACAATTAAAAATGTTACGGGCATTATTATTGCCTAATCAAGCTATTGCAGCAGAAGCAAAAGATTTAATATCTAAATCAGCACCTGGTTTAACAGGAGAGGGAATTACTATAGGCCCTAAAGCTGAAGATATAGAGAAGGTACAAGAAGAAATAAAACAAGTTACTAAACCACCAATAACTTCAACACCTATTAAACCCATAACAACTGAAACATTTCCAGCAGAACCGCAACAAAAACCAGAGCCACCGGTTCAACCAGAAATAGATGTAGAAACAAAAGAATCTTTCCCCGATCAATCAGAAGAAATAAATATGCCTATAATTACTTATAGTAAAGATGCACCAAAAGATCTTAAAGATTTAGTTAAAAGATCTGTTGGTCCAGAAAAAGGTGAAAAGGCTGTAAGCAAGATTTATGATGATGAAATTTTTAACGAAGTTTTAGAACCAGAACAATTAAAAAGAATAATAGAACTTGAAAGTGCTTTTGTTGGAGACCTAGCCGATTTAGGAGATATGGCTATACCTGAAATATTTGAAAATTCATTTTTAGCCCAGAATGAAGATTATATGGCAGACTATCAAGCTGCATTAGAATCAGCAGCACAAAAAACTTTGGGTAATGAATTTAAAACTTATAGATTAATGGAAAAAGAAGATGCTTTAAGAATGTTGATAGATGGACAGTTTCCAAATGTTAAAAGACTACAGGAAGATGAAGAAGGTAATGAATTTTACGGTGACGTAGAAATTATAGGAATGGATGGAGAACCAACTAAACTTCAAAAACAAGCAATGAGTTTTACGCTTAGTCCTAAAGAAGCAATACAATTTAGATATAGGCCAGCGGGCGGTAGAGATAAATTAAAAGATGAAGATTTTGTTTTAATTGAATATAATGCAAGTCCTTCTGATATTGTCATGAGGGGACATGAAGGCGAAAAAGAATTAGTATTAAGATTAGGTGAAACTGTTGGAGATAAAAGAGTTACACCAAAAGTTTTTAAAGTATATGATGCAAAGTTTGGAGAAAAAAATATAGAGCTTTCTGAAAACTCTCAATTTAAAGAATTTGTAGATAAATCAAAAACCAAAGAAGTTAAAAAAGCAAGGGGTGGATTTATATTAAAACCAATGCCTTATATGGATAAACCATTACCAGGAAGAAGTAGAGATATACAATGAACTACGGCAAGAAGTACATGGCCAATGCTGACAAGGCAACCCAAGAAAAATTTAATAAGATTGTTGATGATTTAAGAATTGACATGTCATTAGAGTCTGCTGTTAGTGAAGCTCTAAGACAGATGAGAGAAATGAGACAAGGTAAAAAAGCTGGTGGTATGATTGATAAACCTTTAGGTTCAGGAGGAAAAAGATCTGGCCCACCTCCAAAATCAGGACCTAATCCACAGGGCTTGAAAATTCCTTTAAAACAAGTTAAACTCTAAGATCGGAGAAATTTTAAATGGCAGACATAGATAAATCCCTTCCTAATGAAGTTCGAACTGAATTAGAACTACCTGCGGAAGAAGAAGTAACAGAACAAGAAGAGATTGTAGAAAAAGGTCCAGTCGAAGTAACACCAGAAGAAGATGGTGGTGCAACTATAGACTTTGAACCAGGAGCCATTAACATTCCTGGAACGGAAAATCATTTCGATAATCTTGCAGATATATTACCTGAAGATATTTTAGAACCAATCGGAAACGATATGGTTAACAACTACATGGATTATAAATCTTCCAGAAAAGATTGGGAGCAAACTTATATTCAAGGTTTAGATTTATTGGGTTTCAAATATGAAAATAGAACAGAACCTTTTCAAGGAGCAAGTGGTGCAACGCATCCTGTTCTAGCTGAAGCAGTTACACAATTTCAAGCACAAGCTTACAAAGAACTTTTACCTGCAGAAGGACCTGTCAGAACAGATGTAATCGGAGTTGACTCTCCACCTGCTCAACAACAAGCAACCAGGGTTAAAGATTACATGAACTATTTATTAATGGATCAAATGCAAGAGTACGAACCTGAGTTCGACCAAATGCTTTTCCATTTACCTTTAGCTGGATCAACTTTTAAAAAGATTTATTATGATCAGTTATTGGGCAGAGCAGTGAGTAAATTTATTCCTGCTGAGGATTTGATTGTTCCGTACACGGCTACCTCATTAGACGATGCGGAATCAATCATCCATGTTTTAAAAGTTTCTGAAAATGATTTAAGAAAACAACAAGTGAATGGTTTTTATTCAGACGTTGACCTTGGACCACCGAACACGGATCAAAAAGATGAACTCGAACAAAAAGAACGAGAGCTTGCTGGTACAAGAAAAACTGGCAAACAAGATGATGTTTACACATTATTAGAATGTCATGTAAATTTAGATCTCGAAGGTTTTGAAGATGTAGATGGTGAAGGCAATCAAACAGGAATTAAACTTCCATACATTGTAACTGTTGAAGAAGGTTCAAGACAAGTTTTATCTATTAAAAGAAACTATGCACCAGACGATATAAAGAAAACTAAAATTTCTTATTTTGTGCATTTTAAATTTTTACCAGGTTTAGGGTTTTATGGTTTTGGTTTAATTCACATGATTGGTGGATTAAGTAGAACTGCAACAACTGCATTAAGACAATTACTCGATGCAGGAACTTTATCAAACTTACCTGCAGGATTCAAACAACGTGGGGTTAGAGTTAGAGATGAAGCATCACCAATTCAACCAGGTGAGTTTAAAGATGTAGATGCACCAGGTGGAAATTTAAGAGAAGCTTTTTTCCCACTACCTTACAAGGAACCTTCTCAAACACTATTGTCATTAATGGGAATTGTTGTAGGGGCTGGACAAAGATTTGCCGCTATAGCTGATATGCAAGTCGGAGATGGAAATCAACAGGCAGCGGTTGGTACTACAATTGCATTATTAGAACGTGGTTCAAGAGTCATGTCTGCAATCCATAAACGATTATATGCTGCAATGAAAAAAGAATTTAAGATTTTAGGAAAAGTTATTGCTCAATACTTACCACCTGAATATCCATATGACGTGGTCGGTGGTGCAAGAACCATTAAGCAAACGGACTTTGATGATAGAATAGATATTATTCCAGTTGCAGATCCAAATATATTCTCAACATCACAAAGAATTACAATGGCGCAAACTGAATTACAACTTGCTCAATCAAATCCACAAATTCATAACTTGTATAATGCATATCGAAAAATGTATGAAGCAATCGGAGTAAAAGATATTAACCAAATTCTTCCTCCACCTGCTCCAATTCAACCTGTAGATCCAAGTGTCGAGCATATCAATGCAATATCAGGTAAACCTTTTCAAGCATTCCCGAATCAAGATCATAGAGCACACATCACAGCGCATTTAAACTTCATGTCAACTAACATGGTTAGAAATAATCCAATGATGATGGCTTCAATTCAAAAAAACATTTTAGAACACATAAGTTTAATGGCCCAAGAACAAGTGCAATTAGAATTTAGAGAACAAATAATGCAAATTCAAATGTTACAACAACAAGCACCAACCAATCCACAAGCTGCACAGCAACTTCAACAGCTATCACAAGTGATTGAAGCTAGAAAAGCAGTGTTGATTGCTGAAATGACAGAAGATTACATGAAGGAAGAGAAGAAAATTACGTCACAATTTGATTCTGACCCACTATTGAAACTAAAATCTAGAGAAGTTGACCTAAGAGCAATGGAAAATGAGCGTAAAAAACAAAATGATGAAGCTCAACAAGAAATTGCAAGAGCAAGATTGCTACAATCCAAAGATAATTTTGAAGATAAGCTAGAACAAAACGAAGATTTGGCTAAATTAAGGGCTGGAGTCTCACTTGCTAAGTCTGGAGTACAGCAAGCAAACATTATGATGGAGGATGACTAATGCCATTAACTAAAAAAGGTAAAAAAATTAAAAAATCTATGGAAAAAACGTACGGCAAAAAGAAAGCCGAAAAGATTTTCTATGCATCTAAAAATAAAGGTGTTATAAAAGGCGTAGAAAAGGGTAAAAAACTATGATGAACTATAAAAAGCAAAAAATGATTAGCGTTCCTGATCAAAATGTAGAAGTAGATCCAAGATCTAAAACTACAGCTGACAAATCTTACAACGGTTTACCGATGGGAGACAAAGAACAAGTCAGAGGTCAAAGAAGAATGCTATCTGATAAGAAAAGAAAAGCTACTTGGTACTAGTATGTGGTTCAGCGCTATTAAATTAGCCGCTCAAGCTGGCTCTCACATATTTAAAAACCGTCAAAGAACTAAAATGCTTATGGCGGACGCACAAATGCGTCATGCTGAAAAGATGGCAAACGGTGAGGCGGAATATCAGGGCAAATTATTAGAATCAAGAAATTCGGACTGGAAAGATGAATTCATTTTATTATTGCTTTCGGCTCCAATTGCGTTATTATCATGGGCAGTGTTTTCGGATGACCCGAGTGCTATGGAAAAAATGAAATTGTTCTTTGAATATTTTTCACAACTTCCATTTTGGTACCAAACAATTTTTGTAGGTGTCATTGCAAGCGTGTACGGACTTAAAGCAACTGACTTAATTAAAAGGAAATAAAATGGCAAA